CGCCATGTATGCGGAGTTTGCATAAGAACCGGTAGTATTCTGTGAAAGGTACGCAGCATTTGCCTGTAAGAATGCTGAGTTTGCATAGATTGATGCACTATTGGATTGAGTGTATGCTAAGTTAGCCTGAACAAAAGCACCGTTTGCATATACACCGGCAGAGTTTGCTGCAACAAAAGCACCGTTTGCATATGAACCAGTGGTGTTCTGTGATTGATAAGCCGCATTAGCTTGTATGAAGGCGTTATTTGAAACAACAAATGCTGAGTTGGCATACGAACCTGTGGTATTCTGAGATTGATATGCGGCATTAGCTTGCGTGAAAGCTCCATTAGCATAAATTGCAGATGAATTTGATTGTGTGTATGCAAGATTAGCTTGTACAAAAGCTCCATTGGCAGTTGTAAATGCTGAGTTGGCATAAGTGCCGGTTGTATTTTGGCTTTGATAAGACGCATTGGCTTGCACAAAAGCACCATTGGCATAGATTGCTGCTGAATTGGCTTCAGTATATGCAAGGTTGGCCTGTATAAACGAACCGTTAGCCGTAACATATGCACTATTTGCGTAACTACCAGTGGTGTTTTGTGATTGGTAAGCAGCATTAGCTTCTGCAAAAGCACCGTTGGCATAATTTGCTGCCGATGTTGTATTAGTATTTTGTGTTAATGCAATACCAAACAACAAAACAGTATTAGAAGAAGCACTATTTGCAGTATTAAACGAAGCATTAGCTTGTATAAATGCACCATTAGATTGTACAAATGCACCGTTGGCATATAAACCTGCACTGTTTGCAGTACTGAAAGATGCATTGGTGTATGCATAAGGTGCAGCTGCCGTATTTTGTAATGTATTGTCAGCAAATGTAATACCATTACTCTTTAGTACCAAACCAACGTTGTATCTAAATCTAGCAACTTCACTTTCTCTGTTGGTACCGTTTTGTGCAAAGATAATATCGTTAGTAAATGCGGTAGATATGATTGCATTACCACCACCTGTTGTAGTATTACCTGCAACAATCCAATAACCATCATTAGGATTAATTAATGTGTATCCAGGATATGAGTATGTAGATGAACCAAGACCTAGGTCTAAGAAACCGTCATTCACAGTTCCATTATCAGCAGAGATAAACAAGTCTGATGATGCATTAGAACCTGAGTTGATGTTTTGCATATTCAAACCACCAGAATAACCATTAAAGTTACTTGTGACTTGATATACAATCTGAGGTTCAATTAGATAACCAGTTGGAATACCTGCATACAATGCATTGAAACCGTTACCAGAGTATCCAAAGAATTGACCTGTATTGCCAGAAATTGTTGTATTGATTACGTTACCGGTGAAGTTAACGTTACCTGCAACACTTAAACTGCCCGTGATTGTTACGTTACCTGTAACTGTACCACCAGCAGAACTGAATTTTGTATTTGCAGTATCGTATGCAGCACATGCGGTTGCAGAAGCACTGTTCGCAACCAAGAATGCTGAGTTGGCATATCTACTTGCTGAGTTAGCAAAACTGTATGCACCGTTGGCATAAATTCCAGTTGTATTTTGAGACTGATATGCGGCGTTTGCTTCTAAAAAAGCACCGTTAGCATAAATCGCCGCAGAGTTTGCTTCTGTATATGCCAAATTTGCTTGTATAAATGCACCGTTAGATTGTACAAAAGCACCATTAGCATAGATTGCTGATGAGTTCGCTTCTGTATATGCTAAATTAGCCTGTATAAATGCACCGTTCGCCTGTACAAATGCCGAGTTGGCATAAGAACCGGTAGTATTTTGAGACTGATAAGAAGCGTTAGCTTGTGTATATGCGTTATTTGCGTAAACACCAGTTGTATTCTGAGATTGATAAGCAGAATTTGCTTGAATGAAAGCAGCTGTTGCATTGGTTGTAACAGCCGTGATGTTAGTATTTTGAGTTGTTTCAATACCAAATATTAATACTGTATTGGATATTGCACTATTAGCTGCCGCAAATGCACCATTAGCGTATGTACCTGCTGAGTTTGCGGTACTATATGCTGAGTTGGCATAAGAACCTGTGGTATTTTGAGACTGGTAAGCAGCGTTAGCTTCTAAGAAAGCACCGTTGGCATAAATCGCCGCAGAGTTAGCCTCAGTGTATGCTAAGTTTGCCTGAATAAAGGCCGCATTGGCAGTCGTAAATGCTGAGTTGGCATAAGAACCTGTGGTATTTTGTGACAGGTAAGAAGAATTAGCCTGTTTAAATGCTCCGTTTGCATAAATGCCAGCAGAATTTGCTGCAGCAAATGCACTATTAGCATACACACTACCACTATTAGCAACAGCATAAGCTGAGTTAGCATATATTCCTGTGGTGTTTTGTGATTGATATGCAGAGTTTGCATAACCAAATGCCACATTGGCCTGTGTGAAAGCTGCGTTTGCAGTAGTGAATGAGGCATTAACTCTTGCAGAAGAACCTGCTGCATTTGCTGCAGTATAGGCCAAGTTGGCTTGTGTGTATGCAGAGTTAGCAATTGTTCTTGATGTATTATCGGTTCCGTAACCAATAAATGCAGTTGTTTGAATTGATGTATCCGGAAATACTAACTGACCAGAACCATTAAATCTCCATTGAAAACCACCAACGTTGTCGGCAGTGAAGATAGTAATATTATTAGGATTTACTTGTAGTCCTGTGTTTGCTAAACTACCATAAAAGTAAAGTGAATCATTTTCTGGTGGTTGAACAAGTAAAGTACCACCATTAAGAACGTCATCAATAATAGTTCCGCCAGGTAAATTCAATCTACCTGATGTAGTGTGTTGCCAATTGTAATAATTTGTACCGTTATTAGTTTCTACAAAAACACCATCGCCTTGTAAAAAGACTTGTTGAAGTCCAGTAGTGTCTGCAAGTACACCAACAAAAGTACCTGAACCACCTGCAGCTCTAACTACTCCCTGTGATATGGTTGTTCCGTCAGGAAAAGTTGTATTGGCGTTTTTGTCAAATTTCCAATATGGTGCAGAACCACTCGTATTTGCGTATAAGTAAATATCACCTTCGGTATAAACTACTGCTGAAGCGTTAGGACCTTCTTGTGCTTGGAAACCATTAATATCATTTAAAGCGTTTGCAGAAACTGTAACATAATTACTATTTGCAATATTAACATCGGACCTATCTGCGGTTATCTTTTGAGCTCTAGAAAAATTTATTCCAGTGCCAAGTGAACTGATGGTTCCTGGTACAGTTAATGTTCCGTTTGAACCAAATGTCCAGTATTCTGTAGAGGTATTGGTATTGGAATATAGGTATACATCACTACCATTGTATCTTAGTATTGTGTTACTTGTATTGGCTAATAGAGATGCAGAATTTGCTTCAGATAATGCGGTGTTGGCTTCCGATAAAGCGTTATTTGATTGTGTTAATGCTTCAGCAACACCAGCACTTGATGCACCGGAAAATTGTGAAGTTCCAGCCACCGTGGTTTGATTACCCTGGTTAATCTTTACACTGATACTATTGATTGGGTTTACGGTTACTGACAAAATATGTCCTTAAGCTAGTGTTACCGCTGGTGAAACGATGATTTGTCCTTCTAGAACACGGGTCACCAGACCTGTTGGATCAATAATGATAACGTCATAGACCAATTTTTGTCTTGGAGATACATTGGCTGTAGTAGCAGAATTTGCAGATAGTTGAATGATACCATGTGTAGCATCATAAATTGATGTGTTGAAAACGATGGTAGCATTTGCTGCATAGTAAGAAGTCTTTGCTTGACTTTTTACACTAAAACCACTTAAGTTGTATGCAGCACCAGTGGCATCATTCAATGTAATTAGTGTATTGAATGTTTCACCCTGATTTAAAAATTGGTCTTGATATCCAGCAGCCATTGTGCGTCCCTATATGTAAAAAACCTCTCTGGTATTTAGTCAGAGAGGTTCTGGTTGTTTTGGGAACCTATCATTTTCCCTTTAATTGGTCTACTTCCGCTTTAAGTTCTTTGATTGCTTCAATTAGAAGTGGTATCAATCTTTCATAATGTACGGTTAGGTAGTCTTGGCCAATAGGAGCAGGTACAACAATTTCTGGTAGAACTTTTTGTACTTCTTGTGCAGAAACCCCGACTTCTCGTTTGACTGAGTAACCTAACTCTTGTGCGGTTTGGTTTGCTTCGTAGTAGAAACCGTTTAGAGACTGTACCATTTCTAGGGCATTTTGAATGTTACCTAATTTGGTCTTCAAGTTATCGTCAGAGTAGTATGCAGTGATGTTACCGATTGCAACAATGTCGCCAGCAGTACCATCGGCCGCAGTACCAACACCCAAGGAATTAAACTGTACGTTGTTTGTAGTACTCACACCTTGGTTTATTGTGTATGGTAATCTTGCTGCAGCCAATGTGCCGGTATTAATATTAGATGCATTTGTCGTGTCTGTGGTTGCAGAAGTTGCAAGACCTGAGACAGCACTAGATGCAATTGCAATGTTCACATTTGACGCAGCGGTAACTCTACCAAACTGGTCTACTGTATGTACTGGTATAACTGACGCACCACCATAAGTTCCGGCTGTTACCGCAGTGTTTGCCAAACCAACCAAAACGTTACCTGTTGATGCGTTGGCAGTCAGTTGACCACTATTTGCAAAGATTGCGGTACCTGGTGGTACATAAATTGATGTGTTGGTAATCGAAGATACACGACCGTTTGCAGTCAAAGTGACAACCGGAATTGCAGTTGTACCACCATATACGCCAGCTGTTGTGGATAATGTGGTGTAATCTTGACTACTTGCAGTATTTGCTTGATTGTATGCAGCATTAGCTTCCGCAAATGCACCATTAGCATATGAAGCTGCACTATTGGCTTCAGTAAATGCAAGGTTGGCTTGTATAAAGGCACCATTTGCTTGTATAAAAGCACCATTAGCATATGAAGCTGCACTATTGGCTTCAGTAAATGCAAGGTTGGCTTGTATAAAGGCACCATTTGCTTGTATAAAAGCACCATTAGCATAAGTTGCGGCTGAATTGGCTTCAGTAAATGCAAGGTTGGCTTGTATAAAAGCACCATTTGCTTGTATAAAAGCACCATTTGCTTGTATAAAAGCACCATTAGCATAAGTTGCGGCTGAATTGGCTTCAGTAAATGCAAGGTTGGCTTGTATAAATGCTGCGTTTGCATACAAACTTGCTGCGGATGCATTGATGTTTACTGCATTTACAGAGTTTGCTGATGCAACCAAAGTTGTTGATGTATTGGTTGCATTATCGTTAATTTGTTCGTTTGTTAGTATACGATAATAACTACCGTTTCCAACGTCTAGAATGTCCCAATATTTTGATGATTCATTCCAACGAATTGCTGCATTCGCACCAGAAGAACCGCGAGCAACTTGAATATAACTAGATATCGCAGTTGATACTCCTGTACTTAACTGGAATGTATTAGATGCATAGACCGTTGTACCAGTCAGAATGAAGTTGCCGTTAACGGTTAAACCACCACCCTGAACGACTAAACTATACAAAGAACCGTTTGCTGTATTAGCATTTAACGTAGTTCCGACAACCAAACTTGAAATGTTTCCGCTTGTTGATTTGAATGTGTTTGATGTGAATGTGTTTGATGTGACCACATTCAATGTACTTGAGTTTGCCACTAAAGTAATGGTGTTTGTGGTACCATTAACGGTTAAACCACCACCTTGAACCATCAAACTATACAAAGAACCATTTGCTGTGTTAGCATTCAATGTACTTCCAACAATCAAACTATACAAAGAACCGTTTGCTGTATTAGCATTCAATGTACTTCCAACAATCAAACTGGAAATATTTGAATTGGCTGCAACAAAAGTATTTGCGGAAACCACGTTTAATGTACTTGAGTTTGCCACTAAAGTAATGGTGTTTGTAGTACCACCAACAAAAACGTTGTTAGCTACAGAAATTGCGGTGTTTGGTCCGTTTGCAAATAATTCACCCGCAACGTTTACTGCACCGTTTGCAAACAAACTTGTGGTTGTATTTGAAAAATATACTTGGCCACCAACAGTCAAGTTGTTTTGAATAGATGCAGAAGAACCAATACCTGTGGATTGTAATTGACCACCTATGATGGCATTATTTGATACTTGTAAACCCAAAGAACCATCTTGAAGGTACATTGTTCCTGTACCTTTGTAGAAGTTATTGGCCGCCAAGTCATTGTTTTGGTTCAATAAGTTGTTGGTGGCAACTACCCAATCACCAAAGGTGTTGGCATAAGACAAACCATTAAATGTGTTTGCTGGATTATAGGTTGGGTTAGCCATTTGAGCTTTCTAACAGTTTCATTAGTAATTTTTTGATATCGGCAACGTCATCTTTGATGTTTGCCATTTCGGTCTTTACATTATTTATTTCATCTTTTTGAGTCTTCATCATACGAACTTTAGAATAATACTCATTTTTTTCCGTATTATCCATGTTGATTAGAGCCATCGAGTTGGTGTCTCTAATCATATTTGTTCCGTTAACCTTCACCAACATATTAAATTCCTGTTCCTGGTGGTAATGCCAATGCACGAATGTCTGTTAGAACTGGAACAAGCGTGTTATCGCTGGTGGCCATAACAACTTTAATTGCAAATTGAATGAAGTTGGTGTAAGTTTGGCCGTTGGTACTCAAGTAAGAAATGTTATTATTTGCATTACCTGAACCGTATATACCAGGAGCACATTCAAATTCAATATAGTCACTCACAGAAGATGAAAATGTGTTTTGGTTAGAAACTTGTGTCATCAATTGCCATGAACTGTCATCAAATTTTTGTGTGTCTTGTGATGATAGAATCTTGTAATAAACATACACATTAGTTCCAACTGGTTTATATGCAGTGTAGAAAACACGCAAGTCACCCGAATCGTTACCTGGAGTCATTACAACTTTCTTGGTAAAGTACTTAGACCAAGAGTTACCACCGTGTGAGCTAGTTTCTCCGTACACCAATGCTGTTGCTGGTGTTGTGTTTGCACCACCAATAGTAATTGTTGGGTTTGTCAAATAACCAGAACCTGGGTAAGTCACATAGATACTTGTTACGTTTCCGTTCGCTACGTTGGCGGCCAATACCGCCGCATCAGAACCAACATCTGGATTACTAATTGAAACTGTAATTGTGTTTGCGTTATAACCAGCACCAGGATTTGTAATTGCAATAACGTTATTGCCAATTCCCATGTTATTGATGATGTAACGAAGGTTGTATAGTGTCACACCATCATCAGAAATAATAGGTGATACGTTTGCATCATTAGATGACATAGTTGCAGTCAAAACAAACGAGTTATTTGTTGCAGATATCAATAGACGTTCACCTTGGCCATCACCCAATGAAATGTTGTCTGGTGTTGGAGAACCAAATTGGCCAGGATTTACGGAATATGGACCAATCGGAACTTGACCGTTGGCCAAAGTTGCATTGTATGTGTAACCAATGCTTGTACTTGTTGGTCTAAAATCTGTTGTGGTAATGTTATACGCATCAGATTGTAAGTTTTTATTGCGATAATTACCCATCAAATTGGATACGTTGTTTGCATTAATTTTATGAACAATATCATCACGTCCAAGTTTTCTGTATGGAATACCTTGCAACACATTGAACTGAATTTGTGGTGTCTTAGTGATATCAAATACACAACGGTCAATAACAAACATCATATCTTTAGTTTGGTCTGCCGTCCAAGTGATTGAGTTTTGTGATTCAAACAATGCACCAACATAAGGCGCACCACCAATTTTGGTTGGATTGGTTGGATTTGGACTAGATGGTAACGCTTTAGATGTGGATGGAACCGCCAATTGATTTTGTTGAGCGTAGTATACTGTGTAATCTGGAGAATTAGTTTTTAATATAAATGCATACAAAACTCCTGACTGAATATACACCGGTGCACTAAACATAAACTCGGTGTAAGTTGTTGAATCCAAATAGTGTGGGGAACTAGATGTAACAACTTGGTCAGAGGTTAAAGATACTGTTGAATAATCTAAAGCTTGACCATTTGGATAACCATTTAAGGTTGGAACAATAGATAATGTTACAGGAAAATTACCTGTTTGTGGTTTTGTCGCAAAGAAAACTTTTATAGATTGTAAAAACATACCATTAGGATAATTTGTTTTATCAATAATGAATGTTTGTGCAACAGGATCGTATGGTGAATATGTTGAAATTGTACTTACCAATTGTTGACTGGTTTGTTGTACAGAGGTGAACACACTCGATGATGAATCTACTGATGGTGAAAACTCAACTGATTGTGATGTTGTGGCCAAACCGGATGCAGTAAATGTTGCTTCAGCATATGTTGTTGCTGTTGTTGGATCCGTTGCGACTGAACGATTGTCAACACGAAAAACTCTTTGACCTGTTTGAAATTTTGATGCAGGCACATTGAAAATGCCATAAAAATTACCAGATTCATCGGTGGATAATGTGGCTGTATTTCCGTTTTGTATTGCCTGTTTGATGTTCAAACTGTTACCACTAATGGTATATTGAGAAGTTACAACACCAACACCACCTAAAGCAGGATCATTAAACCCCATAGAAACATCTACTGGCATATCCAATGTTGCAACATTGGTGTTTGCATTAAACGCAATGATGTTTGCGGTTGTTGTGTAGATACTTGCTATGGTTTGTGTTGGACTTACTGTGTAATTATATGACATTTCTTATCCTATTTGATATCAGTTATTTATTGCGCTGTCTTAGGTTCTTTTCTGAAGAACCCTTTGACTTTATTCCAAATAGCGTTTGAACCAGAAACAACTAGAACTGCGGCTAATAGAACTGTGACAGTACCCCAAATTGTCATAATCTTAACAGGTAAAGGCATTTTCTTACTGTTATCCATCTGTCCAATCTTACGGCAAAGTGGTAGACCAAAGTCCATAATCAACTTACCTGCTGGATTAGATTCTGTATAACCTTTGGCTTTCATTCTGAATGCCATTTCTTCTGCCCATGGTCTTGCTAACATTTCCATGTAGTAGTTAACAATAGATTTTTGAATTTCTACTCTACGTTTTTCATCTTTTTCCCAGAACAAAATTACTTTACGTAGTTTATCACTACCTTGGCCGTCCATTAATTGAACAACTGTTCTAGCCCAACGTAGATAACCAAAGTATGCTTGTGCATCTTTCTTCTTCAAGTCTTGGCCAAAACGTTGGTCGGCTTCGTTCATTTCATAATCAAAATAACCCAACTCTGCAAGTTTATTACAGATAATACTACCACCTCCGCCGCCACCGGATGGTGCAGGAGGTGGAACATATGTTGCTGTTTGTGTTGTATGTGTTTGAACCAGTTTAGATGTAATCGTAATTTGTGCGCCAACAAAATAAGTGTTTGAAGGTGCATTAGCATTTTGGTCCAACTTAACCTTAGTTACACCTGTGAACCATGCACCACCATAAGGCATAATAATTTCTTGTGTCACGCCATCATATGAATATACAGGTGGATTGGATGATGTAAAGACTACGTTTCCTGTGGGGTCTTTAATAACAACACCAATACCTGATGTAGCTGCAGGTGTATTATTACCATTTGTTACCGCCCAAGCAATCGAGAATAAATTATTCAATTGGCCAGAAGAAATGGTAAATGTACCTGATGAAACAGTGGTGTAGTTTTGTGAAGCAGCAGAAACAATGTTTGTTCCGTTCGCAGTCAGAGTTGTAGTACCTGTTGATGAATACAAGTATGTATATGTACCCGATACAGTAGGTATCACATTGAATGTTGCGCTATAAGAAGCAGAACGATTCAAGTCACCCCAAACACCATATTGATTCAAGAAAGAACCCCAGTTACTTGGGTCTTGAATTGAATATATTTGCGCTGCGGATCCTGAACTTGTTGGTTTATAACTTCCACCAACACCAGTTATTACACCGTGATTGTGTATTGTTGATGTTGAAGTGTTAATTACGCCACTTGCAGTATTTGAAACATAATTTCCGTTTGCATCAAAAGTTGCATTTTGAATGACAGTTGTTGTTGTGTATACTGGTGCACCAGGAACTGTAGACAAGTACAAACGTGTGTTTGAACTGTTTGGATAATTGTATGTACCAAGAACACGAGCTGTTGGGAAGAATTGGTTCTGTGTATAGAAACCAACAACATCATCCATATTAAATTTACCAGAAACGTTAGTCAATTCAACTGTGTTTGGTGCAATAATGTATTGGTTTACGTTAGAACCATCAAAGAAGGCTTGAATTGGTGTGTTAACCAACATACCTGTTGCAGTAATACCAATTTGTTGTGGTCTGATATATGGAAGAACAGCAATGTTTGTTAAGTAACCATTGTTCAAAGACAACGCAGAAGACACTGGTGTATAATTACTTGCGGTCGTAATATTTTGCAATTGACTTGCATATGTATTTGTGGTTGTTCCGGTGAAACCAACATATCCATAAGGACTAATACCACCAGCAGTAACACCAGCCGCATTATGTGAAACATAACTTCCACTTGTAGTTACACTTGATTCTGTACCAGGAATGGTTGCAAAGTCACCAGAGTTGGTCAAGTTTACACCATTTTGTGATTGATAAACTTGCATTGTTGGATCGGTGACTAACAATGAAGGTGCTTGTGTGTTATCAATCCAGTTATCCATTGGAGGATTCAACGTAGCTAAACCTTGAACAACAGAAACTGAGAATGGATTTAAACTCACAGCACTGGATGCCAAAGGTTGTACAACCGCATTTGCAGTAGTATATGGCAAAGTAAATATGTTAGTTTGTGTACCATTGATACTTGATACAGCCCATGTGTTTGTGTTTGACAAAGTTCCTAATGAATTTACAACAATAGGATTTTGCAATTGGAAGTTATCAACAATTGTAACTGGTGTCAACTGTTGTTTACGAATGTTAATGTTCGCAACAAAGTCTTGGTTTGTTGTATCAGCAGTTGAGAAAGAATTGAAGTCATCAACCAAAATACCATTCTTGAAACGGTTCAAACCGTTTACATCAGGTACTTGAAGTGATTGTGCTTTTTGTTCCAACAAACTCAATGATGTATAATACTCAAGATTGTTAACACGAGTTTGAAGGTCTGTAATATCAGATTTAGCCCAACGATTATGTGGAACTTTATTGATAGACAAGTTAGGTGTACCACCAGCATTTTCACCAGGAACATATGCGGTGTATGGGTCTAGAACCAAATTGGCCAACAACAAGGTACCATCTGGTTGTGATGGTGCGATTGGATTATCAGCAGGAGTACCTTCAATGATTTGAAATGACTTATCTTTAGAAAGAATCAACAAGTCTTTTCTACCTTGGTAGTAACCATAGTTACATGCAAATTGTGTTCCATTAACTGGAATCAAGACACCTGTATCATCACTTGATGGTGTACCTGTGTATTCAAAGTTTTGTTGTAGGTTGTTGCCTGTGTAACTTGAAGATGTGGTTGTATTAGATTTCAATACTGGTCTAAAGTCTAAACAATCTGCAAGTCTGTATGTTAAACCATCGGTAGCTGTGTATGTTGGAATTGAAGCATATACTTCTGGTGAAGATGACACACCACCATTAGCAGCAGACAAGTAAGACAAACCTGAGAAGTAACCATCACCACCAGAGTGTGAGTAGTAATCAAAAACTACCAACAAGTTACCTTTTGCTGGGTTGGCACCAGGAAGCAATTGCAAATATGCATGGCCATACAAGTTATCTTTTTGACCGTTATTCAATACATATTGGTTAGTTACATCGTTTGATGAGTTTGTCAACATCGCTGTTGTTGCAGCTGTGCCTGCCGCGCCAGTATCAATAATTTTCTTAACTTGTTTTACGTCAGTAACATACAATAAGATTTTAGATGCTGTTGTGCCTGCATTTAAAATATATGCTTGACCGTTTGTCAAGTCAACTGATGTTGTACTGTTCAACGCACCTGCATTAGAAACAACAGAAGAACTTACAACAGTTGTATTACCTGTTACCAAATTTTTGGATTTCAAAATGGTACCTGCGTTACTACCTGATGCATCTCCGTTTGTCACGTTAACTTTACAGATAACATCCACAACTTTACCGTTGTATGATGTTGAGTTGAACGTTATTTGTTGTGCGCCTGTAGCTACGTTAACTGTATTTCCTGATGTGCTGAAGTCTAAGATTTTACCTGTACCAGTATCAACCACAATATAGTTGTTCAACACAGTAGAGGTATTCAATGGTGTATGTCCATCAGTAATGAAACGCAATGGACCTGAACCGATTGTCAATGTCAATCCACTTGATGTGAATGTTTTACCACGGAATACTTTTGTAGATTCATATGTTGTGTTTGCGATGTTGGCCACAAATGCAGAACCAACAGGAAAAATAAGTTCTGGTTCACCTGGACTATTCAAAATTGTATCATTGTTTGCAAGACCACCAACTTTACCATATGCCGCATTAATGTTCAAACCTGCATTGACACCATATGATGCAGACTTTTCAACAATAGATTCTACATCATAAACTGTAAAGTTGATAGAGAATTTTGATGTTGAATCTGGATTAACTGTGAATGGTTTGTCAACGGTAATAACGTGGTTTGCATAAGAAATGATGTTTCTTATATCACCAGCATCTGTACCAGAAGTAATTGTGATTGTACAATTATAGTATGCATTTGCATAGTTGGTGAAAGCACCAACAGAATCACTAATTGTGATAGTGTTTGATGTAGCTGAAGCAACGTTACCGCTTAGTACGGTTGTACCAATGTCTGCGAGATATGCTTGATAAACATACGATTGTGTGTTTGAACCTGTGCCTGCAACATAGTTTAAACCACGAATGTAAGCTGAACCAACCAATGTTGAAGTGTATGTTGTTGCGTTTGCACTAGCTACGTTAACATAAGGAACACAGTGTAGGTCAACTTGAGGAGTTGTTGTTACGTCAAACACACCGTTAGAAGTGTCAACAACAAAGTAGTTGCCATAATTCATGTAGATATCATTACCAACAACAGATTTAACCGTTCTTGCACGGTCAGAAGTCAATACAAAATTACCTTGGTTTTCAATACGGTAACCGTGTACATATGCAATACCTTTACCAATGCTCAAATCGTATTTTGCTGAAACGCCTTGTGCGTTTGCTGATGGTGTCAATTTGAAATCGTTAACAATGTAGTCACCGTTGGTTTCAAAGTCTCGTTTGGCAAAATAATCATCAATGACAGAGTAAACTGTACCATCTACTTGTTTAACAATTTGACCATTAACAATGCGAACCAACTCAATGAATTTATCATCGTTACCTAATGTTAATGGTAGTGTGGTTAATGTCAAATTGACTGAGTAACGGTCTGCACCTGGTGCTTGATAGTTAGATGCACCAACAGCAGGGTCTAATAAAGAGGAATCGTTTACGTAGTCAACAATTGTTTCGGTGATTTGCAAACCAACACGGTATGATGGTGTATTGGAATATTTACTTAGAATGATTGTCTGTGGACTAACTTGAACAAAGTTACCAATAGAATATTTGCTGTATGTACCGTCAGCATTTTGTGTAGAAGATTGTGAGTAACCCAATACAACATAAAAGACACCACTAGAAACAGAAGCTGTTGAAGACAGACCTGTTGAAGGTTTTGTTGATGTGGAAGTGGAAACTGTTGCAATGTAATTGCTACCATCTGTTGTGTAAATTGAATTACCATCACCAAATTGTACACCAGATAGGTAAGAAACCACCAATGTAGGAGGATCACCTGCTGTGACTGCTTCAGTTGTTGCAATAACTTTAGCCTGGACTGTTCCTGATGCATCCGTGATGACTCTATTCAAGAAGTTGGATGCAGTAATCGGTGCGTTATTATATGTGGCATTTAAACGGATGTAATAACAGTTCAGATTGGTAGTAACTTTACCACCAGTCACAGGAGTATTTTGTGTAAAGATGTTATCTGCAAAATTTGAAATTTGATTTTGCAGAATTGTTTGTGCTTGTGTTAGTTCTCTAGCTTGAACCGCATATCCTGGTTTGAATAGGATACGATGATAATTTTTCGTAGGGTCGAAATCATCGTAGTATGGGTCAACGTTGAAATTTAGAGACATTTTATTCCTTTAATAACTTAATACTACTTTAAACTGTTCGATACCGTCAGAGCTTCTTTGAATGCCTGTTAGGTTTTCTATATATGAAATGTAACCTGAACCAACATTAAAGTCTGGAGTACTTACAGACAGTAGGGTTCTTGAAGAACCTGAATTATGACCATGTACCACTTGATTTTGTGTTGGAGTTCCATATGTATTTATCAAGTGTGCAATATTGGATGCAAGATTAAATGATACAACTGTTGCAGTAAATGTTGCAGTTGCCAAAGATGTGCCTTGATATACTGTTTCACCTGAAACAAATCCGGTATCTGTTGATGATGCAACAACCATATCTGTGGTTGTTTTATAAATTGAACCATTTGCAGGATATGGAAATGTAGATTGTGCAGTTGGATTTACTAAGATACCCATTTGATAATATTGAATTGGATTTCCATTACCGTCTGTAGTTGGTACCATATCAACACCATTAGTGTTTTCACTTCCGTTGAATTCAGTAGACAACATCACATTGAAACAACCCAATTCAGAAACTGGATCGTAACCGTGGCCACCAATTGGAGAAGATGGTGCTATTGCAATGACACCAGAACCTTTTGTTGAACTGACAACCACATTTGCATAAGTGTATCCAGAACCTGGATTCAATACTGTAATGTCTTGAATGACACCGTTTGTGACACCATTAATTTGTGCGGTTGCACCTGTACCATCACCAGTAACAGTAACAGTAACAGCTGCGTTTGATGCATCATAACCAGAACCACCATTTATCACATTGATTACATCAATTGAACCATAACCTAATGTGGTTTCTGTATCTGGTGTTTGTGTGCCAACTGAAACAGGCATCCAAAGGTTGTCCATAAACTTAACTTTTAAACCGGTATCGACTGTGTAAATGTATTTCCATTTATAACCATCGGTACCATAGAAAATATTGTCTGTACCATATTGACCTGGTTGAAAGTATGGTTCATTTGTTGACACAACACCATTAGCTGATGCGGTATTTGCGCCGTTCCATAGACATTTGAATACTTGGTCGTAACGGTTCTTAACATAGAAACTGTTAATTAGAAAACCATTAACATCTGTTGCGAACATATCAATGTCATCTCGGTAGTATTGGTATACTGTATTTGCAGTCCAATTAATACGTTGAATGACTGGAGAAATACCTGCACTATTAATTTCTTTGGCGACAAACATGTTCTTGAAAACTTGTTTGATTGACTTTTGGTCTTGTGTTGGAACTGGAACTGTGTTGCCAGTCCAACCAGTCACATTACTCAAGAAACAATAAAGTGTTCCGACTGGAATGCCTGTTTGACCAACTGTGGCCACAGGTGCATAGTACACCTGTTCCACTTGTGATACTAAAGCACCATATGTGAGAAAGTTTTGATTTGTAGATGACATGATTTATTTATTAGTTAACACGGATGATTGCGAAGTTCAACACAAGAGTGTCTGCTGCGTTGGAACCTGATGGTGTTCCGTCAGCGTTATTGATACATACGTTGAAACTACCTGGTGTTACGTTTGTTACAGTTACCACATAACCAACTGTTGCACCTGATGCAATGTTTACAATTACAACATCTTTTGCACTAATAATAGAATTGTTGTTCACTGTAAATGTAACTGTTGTACCTTTGTTTAAGGTTGCATTACTTGTTGTAATTTGGCCAGTTCTACCGTTACATGTTACCGCAGTAGATTTACTTGTCAACTGTGTTACGGTTGCATTGTTTGAAGTTGAATACTGATAAACGCCACCGTCAGTCAAAACAACGGAACCGTTCATGGTTGCAGTGTTGCTTGTTAGAGTTAATGGAATTGTAGTTGTGTTTGAACCGACTGGAATAACACCAAACTGAATTTGCGTTCCCTTGTTTGTATCTGAGTAGTTTTCAGAAGCAACAATTTGCATATATGATGCTTGTATTGAATTGAATCCGGATGTTCCGTAACCATTACCACCAAATCTGGAAATAATATCACCGGATTGTGTAACAGTTGGTGCAGCTGCGTTCCCACGACCAGAACGACCAACAAATAAAGAATATGTGTTTCCTGGTCCAAAACTGTCGACCATCACTTTAGTTGTAATGTAATCCAAACCAGTAACGTGAATCATTGTACCGTTTGCAGCAGGTGGAACTACAGCAAAACCACTACTCGCAACAAGTTCTAATGCGCCAGTGTTTTGGTTATACTGTGAGTCATTAATAATCACTGCACCGTTCGAAATGATTGAACCAGATACAGCCAAGTTTGTGTTTGTGAAAACTACGTTTGCGTTACTTGTGTAAACTCCTGCAAATGGATACTGAGCAGAACCTAAAGAGATAGAAGTCTGTGCAGGAATAATTGAACCGTTAACAGAAAGTGTACCGTTCAATATAGTAGTGCCGTTATTATAGGTTGTACCAAAGTTATATGTGTTACCGTTATTAGTAAAGACACCATTGAATACCGTATTACCTGTTGCAATCAATGTACCAAGTGTTACAACGTTGCCTGTGGTGGTCATTGTACCAACTGTCCACAAGTTACCATATGTGTAAAGGTCACCGTTGTGAACTGTATTGCCTGCCAAAATTGTGTTACCTGACAGAGTTGTTGTACCCAATACACTTAAGTTTCCTGGCAACAAAATGTTTGCAGTGTTTTGAACTGCCGAGTTGGCTGTGTTCCATGCAATCGCAATATTGTTTGCATCGGTATTTGCTTGTGTATATGCCGAGTTGGCTGTGTTCCATGCAATTGAAAGGTTGTTTGATGCAGTATTTGCTTGTGCATACGCCGCATTAGCTGTACTGAATGCTGCGTTTGATTGTGCTGATGGTGGTCTGTTTGCTAAAGTTATAGCATAAGACAAAGCGGTATTGGCCAAAGTATTTGCATAAGTTGCTAATGCATTAACAGTATCAATTGATGGAGAATGAATGCCTAGTGAGTCGATATATGCAACAATATTAACACTGTTTGCACCACCAGAAATAAAATTGATTCTTGTGTTTGGTGATGTTGTACCTACAATCAAATTACCTACAGCGTTATTGCCTGTTCCTTGAACATACAAATAACCATCATTAGGTAAAAATGCAGAAGCAAGTGTATAGTCTGTTTGAAAATTTGAACCATTCAAACCCATGTCAATATAGTTGTTTGAGTTTGTTCCTTTATCACCTGTTACAATGTAATCACCTGAACCGATTGCATTGAAGTTCTGCATGTTGATTTGCAAGAACGTTGGATCGGAACCAGAGAATTGTGAAACTGTGTTTGAAAATAGTAATTGATTATTACCAACAACCAATGCATTATTTGAATACAATTGTTGTGCAAGTGTGGTGGCAGTAAACTTACCTGTTACTCCAGAAGGAATATCCACACCCATGAATAAAGTATTTGAGGTGTTTGAACTGATGTTTGGTAGTAATGGTAACTGAGAGATTTTAATTGTACTCATTTTTTTATCCTAGAAGAATGTAGTCTCCGCCTTCGGTTATTAATAAATCACCAGCTTCATCGGTGAGTTGTGGGAAATTTTGTTCTGAAATTGTATTCCAAACAATGATATTATTTGCATTGGCAATTGAACCACCAGAAACAAATGTTCTATTTACAGTCAAGAATGTATTTGCGTAAGTTGTACTGACGTTTGTTGTTGTTGTTATCGTTCCACTAATAGCATTCACACTCGAAACTGTGTATAAATTTGAACCAATTTTCACCGTATCACCAACCAACACAATGTCCATCAATGGGTATGCAGTATTACTGTACTGACCATTGTTAACAAGGTTATAAGAATTGGTGATTGAGTTAATATTTATGGTAGTTGAGTTAGCGTTTGTAGAAACATATGCAACGTTTGCAAACGACAAGAACGTATTTGTACTTAACGTTACTCTGTTGTTTGCATAATCAACACCAGAAATTGTTGTGTATACAGTTTGATTTCCTCCTTGATTTGGTATCAAAGAGATTGTGGTTGTGTTTGCAACAAATATGTTACCAATGTTTGTACCAGACAAGTTGTTAAACTGTAAGATATTGGTGCTTACGTTAGTACCAGAAACACTCATAACCGCATTTGTTGCAGCAGTTCCTGTGTAATGGTACAATGTATATGCTTTGTTGATAATTTCAGAATAATTAAAATTGTATGCAGATTGAGACTTAATTGCATAACGACCAACTAAGTTTGTACCAGATGGGTGCAACAAGTTCAATAGTATTTGACGGTACTTTTCAATTTCTTTGTTGACCGTAATTTGATATGTGAAATTGTTATGGTTTTTACTTTGCAATACACTGAAACCACTTGGTTGACCAATAAAATCAATGTATTGTCCTGCACCAATTGTCAAACCATTCAAGAATTTTGCAGTTGCCAATGCAGTACCATCACCATAGTTTTTGACCCCGTTGGTGTATGCAGGACTTCCAACAAAGAAATTATTAGCTGCATAAGAGTTTGGCAACAGTGTAAACAAGTTATTATCAACAGTGGCCGTATCACCAGTAATTTTAAATGGTAAACTAGAATTTGGTTGTGAGTTGTAATTGAATACTCTTAAATTCCAAATTGATTGTGTTGGATTATTGTTTGGTACAAGTTGTGTTATAGAATCAAAAGTTGCATAATATGATGCTGTATTCAACGTAGAACCTTGGTAAACCGTATCACCAACCGAAGGTAATGTTGAAACTGAGACATTTGATATCAGAATATCTTGAACTTTCAATGAGATATTAGGTGATGATGCGTAATCTTCTCCTGGATCAACAATATTGATAGTAGTAATTGAACCTGCACGGTTAACTGATGTAGAGAATGTTGCACCTGTTCCTAAGATACTTGGCACATACAGAGAAGCACCATTAGCCTGTGAGTTTGATGATGTTACAGTCAAAGCAGGTAGACTTTGGTTGTTATAACCCATCCCACCTAATGGATAGTGGTGAGGAAATTCTCCTGGTTTGTACACATAAACAACGGATGTAATTGCACCCGTTGCATTAACGGTTGCTACGTTAGCATATGCTCCATAACCAGAACCACCTACAAAGTTTATGGTATCATTTGCTACATAACCTCGACCACCATTTGCAATTTGAATTGGTGCCAATATACCAAGATTAGATAACTGACCAACATAAACAGAAGTGTCTGTTGGGAATTCTGAATCTACAGTAATTGTTGGTACAGATGTTATTCCACCGCCGCCATTATCAACAATTACGGATGATATGGATGAAGTTTGGAATGAAATAAAATTAAACGCATTAGCCAAACTTGTGTACACGTTTGCATTGGCATTGGCAGAAAAGTTATATCTTGTGTTACCAATCGTGATGTTTCGTTTCAAAGAAATTGAGTCTGATGGAATCAAACTAACGTTTGCAACATTCGAAGACGTTACAGATGCAACATGTGCAGCTGGTGCAATTGCACCAGAATTAAGATTGGTAAATGATATGGCAGAGTTTGTTGTGTAACCAAAACCACCACTTATAGTATTAATTTGCTGAATGGAACCTGATGTGACCGTTCCAACTTGTGCTGTTGCACCAAGAGGGTTTGCAATAGATTGGTTCAAACCACCATAAACTACTACAGGATCGCCAGTTGTATAAAACAAACCTCTATTGTTTGGGTCTATATTAATCTGTGAGATTTGACCGACAAGTGTTCCAGATAAATTTGAACCATTTATAATAACATCTTGACCGTGGCCATCAACAACCTTGACGGTTTCACCAGATTGAAATAGACGTTCAATGTCAGAAATGAAAACTTCTGTTTTATTTCCAGCCAAAGTTACATATTCGATTGTACCAAATGATTTGGAAGTCTCACCAAAAATTCTGTAACTTCCAAAATTGTTTGTGTTGAGTTGCAAGAATCTTACATCTTCAGTTGCCAATTTTAAACTCTTTGCAACGTACCAGTTACCACTAGAAGCTTTAAGTGTCGTATCGCCTGTATTCAAATAGTCAAAATCAGAATTGTAAAGTACTCTGAATAAGAATTGATACGATGCAGGAGTACCTTTAGATTGATACAACTGTTTTGCAAATTTTACCGCTTCATTTTTACTAATCAACGCATCTTCTGGAAAATAAGGAAGAAAGTCGTTAATGAAGTAGTTTATAAAATCGTTTGTGGTGTTGTCAATGTCACTGTAGTTTGTTAGATTTTTACTACCATCAGTTACACCACCAGATTGTTCCATCCATTCATAGTATGCTTGCAAAAACGCAACAAAATTTGCATAGTCAGGATCATTCCGAACAAATTCGGGTAACTGATATGGTACCAGTAATGATGTTTTTTGGTTATTTGATATCATTAGTTTTTAGGTGTTACGTTTACATTAATTGCTGTTGAATCAAATGGGTCGACCGTAATGATTCTATTGAACTGTGAAGAAATAATAGAAGTTGTTGGGTTGGCCGTAATCGTCATCTGACCTAGAGGATTATCAATGTTATATGGATTGAATGAATTTAATGTGATGATACCATTTGTGTAATCGACTGTACCAACATTTGAATTGAATACAGTTTTCACATTGTTTGTGTTGTAGTAATAAGACCTTAGTGATCCAAACTGACCTTGTAGTGTTGCAATCGCAGCACCAGATTGACCAGAACTATCTGAAGCCGCAGGTGTAATCACAACTACCGCTTGTGTGTAATTCTGACCTGAATTTGTCACTGTGATACTAGAAATTCTTCCATTGATATCAATTGTGGACTCAGCAGTTGCACCTGTACCATCACCCACAATTGTGATTGTTGGTGCGGATTGGTATGAGAAACCAGGATTAATAATTGAAATTGAATCTACACCAACGGTTGAGACTGGAATTTCTTCAATGAATACACCGTCAATGATATTGGCTGGATTACTTGGGTCTTTGAACTGTAAACTTGGATAAGAAGTAATACCACTTGTCAACACACCTCTTTGTAATGGTGTGTTGAAATAGAATGTATAGTTTTCAGATTGTGTTAGGTTAGGATAAAACTTCTTTTGTGTTTGTATCGTATATTCATTGGTGATGATTGATGGATCAACGATTTGAACCAAACCAACCAAATCTGCACCGGAGAATGTTGAATTGAATGTATTCAAAGAAGATGTTGCAAAATTTTGAATGGCCGACAACACTTTACTTTGTATTTGACCGGTTGACAAAGATGTTCTTTTCTGGTCATAGATAACGTTTGAATTAATTTTGATGTATGTGTAATCAGGATCAACAATGTTAGGATTGACAGTCATCAATGAGATTGGTTTAATCACATTCTCAACCAACAATTTCTTTTGTGTTGCAGTTAATGTATATGCACCAGTTGGTTTGATTGCAATAAACACTTGGCCATATACAGGTGGATTGTTTTCCTGACCACCCCACACGTTTACAGAATCAAACGTATATCCAAGTGTGTTTTGTTGAATTAATGTAATGTAGTCTTCTTTGGTAACTGCGCGGCCTTGTGCTGCGTAAGATTTTGGAGCCTGAAACTTGATTGATTGAATGCTCTCTTTGTTGGACCCTTGACTTGCAGATTGAACTGGTGTGACAACGGTATTTGAATACCCGTTGATTGGAGTTGCCATAACAAAGTTATTTGCACCAGTACCAACTAATCCTTGTGTAACGATATATGATAAGTTGACAATGTTTCCATCAGTCAATTTATTACCTAAGATATTATCACCAAAATAAATTTCATACTGACCATTGATACCTTCTTGTAAGAAGTACACCAATGAATTTCCATTTAGACCAAGAACGTCTTGTCCTAATGTGTAAACATTATATTGATTGTTACCTGATGATTGTTGAACGGTCACCAATAGTGTGGAAGTATCCACATTCGTATCAGGAATAGGAAAGATATACTTTGGATTGGCGGTAGAATCTACTGTATAAGAAAATTGAGCCAAATTACCTTGAACAACTTCAACATCAGTAAAAGTTGCAGTATTTGAAGTAACTGGTACGGTTGTAGTGGTTGTTGTCAAAAAATTGTAGTTTACCCCATCAATTGCTTCGGAGATTAATGGTGTGTATTGTGGTAAAGTCAAAGTTCCACTGGACACTTGATTGACAGTAATATTAACCACAGCTGTGGGTCCTATTGCAGATTTTGGTGTGTAGTTCAACAGTTTTGCATGTGAAACGACAGATTCACGTTGAATTGCACTGTCCAAAAACATTTCATTGGCCACCATGTTCAGGTAGTATGCATTATATTGCGTATTGTATGCAAGAATGTCCAAAAGTACCGACATTGCGGAACCTTGGTAATTGTAATCTTGAATTGTGTTTTGAGACTGCAAAAATGCAATCAGACTATTCTTTAACGTACTAAAGTCTAGTTCTGTTATTTGTAAGGTTGAATTTGCACCTGCCATTTTATCTGTCTCTCTCTAAAAGAAGTGATATTGTTGTAGGAAGTGATGCGTTTGCTATAAAAAACGTTATTGTCACCTCATATGTGTTCAAATCGTCATTTGCAATTACTTGAACGTTTTGTAAATTAACTCTTGGCTCGTAGTTGTTGATGATGCGTTTGATTTCATTTTCTAAAGAACCTGCCATCAACGGTGATATCGGTTCAAACAACATTGATTCTGTAGTTGAACCTAAATCTGGATTAAAAGGTCTATCATAGTTCCTTGTTTGAATTAGGTTTCTCACTGAACGAATCACGGCCTGCGAATCATAACTAAGCGCAACGTCACCCGTTCCTGGTTTTTTCAAGAAGGTGAAGTCTATGTCTGAGTATATTTTAGTAATGTTTGCCATCTTTTATTTATCGCAGGAGTAAAATCGCTTTTTGGATTTCAAGAAGCGCAGGAGAAAATTCTTGGGCCGGAATCGAAAAAATCGAAATTTTAGAATCAAGAAGTATTGCCAGTGGTCAAACGAGTTACAATTTTTGGTGTGCCGATGTAGTTTGTTACTAATGAAAGTTCACTTTGACCCATGTTTGAGAACTGTGTGACCGCATTGTATGCACTCATAACATTTTGTGTATTTGTGTAAAACGTAATGTCATTGGCTCTCAAATTGACCATTTCTGTAGCTAAAAACTGTATAACACTATTCATTGTGTTAACTTGAGTCAATGTTAAGTTAGAATAACCACCAGTGTTTACACTGTTTGCATACTGTTGTGCCAATACCAAAAGTGTATTTGCATTTGAATTAATGATGTTTGCCGCCAGAATACTTGTAAAACTACCAATCATAGGTGAGTTATTTTGAATTCCATCTGATTGGTTTGTCAAATACATCATAATTTTACCATAACCAATGGATATCTGATAGTGTGGTAGATATGTGCGTTGGTCTAATCCGACCATATTTGACATACGGTTTGTATGGTCTAAGAAGTTTGCACATATATTACCTGTTCCATTAGAACCAGACACCAAATTAGATGCGGTCTGTGAAATGTAAATCAGTGTATTTGTGATTGTTGATGAAGAACCACCATTTGACGCTGCATTTGCCAAAATGGTATTTGCAGAGTTTAGTGTAATCTGTATTCCGCTGGCCAATGGGTTTTGGTAATAACCAGATGTTGATTGGTTCGCAATGTCTTGTTGTTGCCATGAATTCACCAATGCAGGCATCATCTCCATCTGTGTTATGACATTTGAAGAAAGTTGTGAAACCCCACTATTTGCAATAGGGTCCGAAGAATTGAATCCTAATAAGGCGTAAATGCTTGTGTTCATAATTATGTTACTTCACTACTCAATGGTGGAGATGTTAAACCTAAAGGTGCAGCATGGTTGTGTACTTTTCTCAATAGTTCATTCACAATGTCATACGCAAGAAGTGAAGATGAAATACCAAAATTTCCCAATGGAGCACTTACACTCGTGAATGAACTGATTGAACCGAGTGATACAATTTGACCAGGAATTGCGGCAGGAATGCCAACACTTACACCACCTGTCATAGTAACAAATCCTAATAGTCCTGCACTGACACCGGTTCCTGCATCCACACGAGTATCAGATGTAACCTTTGAAGCTTTCAGTTCACCTGATAGTCCTAAGTCACCGTTGATACGAACATAGTCCGGTGTATTAATTGTCAGTTTACCAAGTAAAGAACTACCTGCGTTAATCTTCATATTACCAAAAGATGATACGGTATGCATACCTTCAACGGTTTGTGTATAATCACCTTTGATATGTTGTTCAACGGAACCGTCAATTTGTTCAATTTTGTCGCCAGTTACATGGAAATATGCATCTCCGTTAACTGTGATGTTTAGTTTTTTTGCATTTTGGCCATCATCTACACCGATAATGATATTGTGGTCACCAAGTGTAATTGAGTAACCATCTCCAAGAATCTTGGTAACTTGGTCACCATTTGGGTGCATTTCCGTGAATGTTCCTGACCTGTGTTGTAGGCGAATACGTTCACGAGTTGGTGTATCATCCATTTCAAATGAATGTCCACCTTTGGTTTGTGTGACTCTGTTGTATGGATAGACCGGTTGATAGTCCGTATTTGCAGCTGATTCTGGTTCTGTTACAGCAGTTACAAAGTCTGGTTTTGGTGTTGGGGTTGACATAATCTATTAGGGTCCTGAACTATTTGCCATTTTGCTACCTGTCGTGTTGGCAGCCACACTATTAGCAGAGGGTATACTTGTTGTTATATATGCAGTAACATTATCAGCAATTTTTTGTGCATTATCTGTTGTTGGTGTTGATAATGCTTGTATAGCAGCATCAGGAAGATTTGAATTGTTTACTGTTGATGCAGCTGTAACAGTACTTGAAGCCAGTTGAGCTGCCTGTGTGAATTGATTAGCAATTTGTGTGATTTGAGCAGTTGTCAAAGCAGTTACTTTATTAGGTAAGTACTTTATATCATTTGCAATTTGTTGAATTGAGTTGGTGAAACTAGCCAAACAACCCAATAGTAAATTCTTGATTTTACCTGGAAGACTTTCTATCCATGCAATCAGTTGTGCAATTTCTTGTGCAAAGAAAACCCATTCAAACACAATTTCTGCCTTTTCCGCAACAAATTCAATGGTTTCATTGACTTTACGTATTAAGTCTTTACCAACAGACCAATAGAATGAAATTTGACCTGATGGGTCTAGACCAAAAGTTTTGATTAAGGTATCAATAACCAATCGTGCAGCTTGAATTGCATCTTGCAACAAACTTCTCATACGATTTGTAGCTTTTAGTTTACCATTTCTGATTGCGTTTTGAATTGCTGTAACCGGATTGATAAGTCCTAATGGTGCAATGTTTATATTAAAGATGAACTTGAAGTCACATGCGTGAGCCAAGTTACCGTTCATAAATGCAACTGCCGAATCTGGTACATAACCTCTTGCCATTTGTGGTGTAGTTTGTACTCCGGCTGCGTTCATCAAAGAACTAAAAGGCGAGTTTGGTGGAAAAGTTTCTTTAACTGTAAATGCACCTACTTCGGTACCACCAATATTTACAGATTGTTGTTGCATTGAAGTTGTCATTTGTTATCTCAAATCGTGTTAATGTTTGAAGATACATCATTGACGGTTGGTACAAAACCTGGAAGTACTCCCATCATCACTGGAAACTGACCTGAGAGACCGTCAAAGAAGAACCCTACAACCCAATCACCCAACTCAGGTGCATCAAAGGACTTTGAATTATTGATTGGTAATAGAGGCATTGCCCAAGGCAAATCTTGTGTTGGAATTTTACTGACTGCATCAGCATTACCATCATCATACCATCCAAATATACGAACTTGGCATCTACCTAGACCAAGTGGATCCATGCGATTTTCTACCGCTCCGACCCACCATATAAAACCGTCTTTACCAATAAAATTATTCATGTTTAATCTGCGTATGCTTGTGCAAAACTTGTTGCGGCTGGAGATGATGAAGTGATTGATGCATAACCTGTTGCCGGACTATCTTTAGATATTTCCAAGATTGTTTGGTAGATACCGCTAGATTGCAATATATGTCTTGCAGCTGTCACAACGTATTTACCAGAATAGTATTTATCAAGTGATTTTTGTCCTGTTGAGTCCATCAAAGTACCAAAATTAAAGTTGATAGTATAACCAACTCTGATATCTGGGTCTCCAGGAATTCTAATCTTAAGAACTGTTTGACTTAAAAGTGCAAGTTGTGCTGTTCTGGTTGGAATAGAATTCTCTAAGTAAATGTCTTCCGCAACAGAATTGATACCTTGTTGATAGTATGGTTTCAACTTTTGACCAGAGTTACCAATCGCCATTTTGGTGACACCATCATAAGCTTGGTTCTGTGTTAGATTCAAACGATTTGGTGCAGAACTTAATGCACTTGTACCATTGATGGTGGTTGAATTCTTTTGATGATATGATGAGTAATCAAAATATGTGGTCTTCTTGGTACGATTCATTGGATCCAAAGAAATCAGTTTGCTTGCAAATGCACCAGAACTGGCTTCTTGTAATGAGTTGTACGATTTGACGAATTCATAATCCAATACAGTTGTAACATCCTGTTGAAAGGTTGCAGTATTCAAATTCTTTTGTTGATAACTGTATGTTTGATATGGAGTTTGTTGATACAAAGTGGATAATGATTTGAAATTAAAACCGTCAACAGTCTCATAGAATAACATATCAGCACCAACTAAACTATTTGTTGTAGGTCTTGCGTATGTTGACAACCAACTGATTGCTTCAAGTGGTTTTATGTTTGCAGGAATATTGAAGTCATATTTACCAACAGTTGGATCTATGTTTCTTACTCTACTTGCAGGAACTTTCAACTGGTTCAATAGAATATCATTGATGATGTTATAAACTTCCACACCATTGTACGATTTGGTGATTTTAACTTGTTGACTTAACAACAGTTCTTCAGAACAAAAATATAACTTGATAACTTCTGAGTTCAAGTTGCCTTCAGGTGTTCTTTTTGGTACACCATAAAGTCTAAATGTTTTGTCATCATCTGATGAACTGTTACTAACTTTACCAAAATTGATTTCAATAAACTCTTTACCAGTCAGTTGTAGTTTTTCAATAAGACCAACGGCATCTCTTAACATCACATAACCAGAAACCACAAAACTATAAATGTCTTCATAATAGGACATTTCAACCAGCAATTTCTTAACGTCAACCGTTTGACCTGATGAGGTCAAGATGTTGAGTTTGTCGATACTAGCATCTTGCGGATAATATGCCGTACCTGCTGGGGTTTCTACTACTTGGTCTGTGATATCACTCATTATTGTCTCATTAATTTACTTAATTCTTGTTCAACTCTAACTGCATAATCTTTTCTCAACAAAGTGATGCTTCTTTTGGCTTCATTAGTTTCAAGTTCATATTCATAGTAACTTACTGACCGACCGGTTGTTGTAATTGTGCAAGTACTGGTTGGAAATGTATATGTCACAGAACCGGTTTGCAGTGTATTGTAATCGTTTTGGTCAATAATGGTTGTATAGTTTGTTGTCACACCAGTTTGTGAATCATATTGAGACACATTCTTTTCATAGTGGTGAACAGTTGAATAAGGACTAAATTCTGTGTACTTATTTGTAATGTAATCTTGTAGTGCCAAAGAACTTAGTGGCCAATCCCATTGTGGATCCAATATTTGGTTTGAAAACATGACCAACCAATAACGGTAACTATCGCCATAGTATTTGTCTGCGATAATCTCTGGTGTTTCACCATCTTTTACGTCATACTTATAGAATAGTACAGGATTTGACAAGATATCAGAAATGATACTTGCACGAGCCATTAGGTTTTTAAAAACCGTAGACGTTCCGTTTGGATTTACTATTAGAACATTAGGTAATGTATCAAAGTATTTCATCTTAGTAACCTTGGTCTATTAGAGCACTATCAACAAGTGCAATTTCTTTGAAGTTGACAGTCATAGTTGTTTGAACCGGTTCACCATTTTGGTGCGCTGCCCAACCATTTGGCGCATAATTAACGTCAACACTTTCAATAACACAACGATTGATTTTGTTTATGTTCGGATTTACTGTACCATTATATAAAAATGAAATGTCAACCAAACCAGGTGGATTAAAGAAGAATCCTAAACTACCAGTTACAATTGTTGGTGCAGCTTGTTTTCTAAAAGCTGTAATGATTTTCTGTATGGTTTGTGCTTCGTCTACAGAATAAGGAGTAAAGGTGAAAGTCATTGGAAAACTTCTAAAACCAATACCTTGAAATAACAATTGTTGTTGTGGGTTAAACACATAACCATTTGCTTGTAAACCAATTTTTGCAGCAGAAGTTGCACCAGAAGCAATATCACTTATTGAAGAACCAATTTTACCAAGAGTGCCTTCTCCTGAGGTGATACTTTTTGATAGACCACCACCCAAAGCCAACGCTGCACTCGCAATAGTTTCTGAATCGTTATAATTTGATTGGTATGAAAATTCTAATGAATCTGGCATATACAAAGCAATTGTTGTACTTGCCGAACTTTGAACAGGTGGTCCAAATATGTATGCACCGTTATTTACTGCACCACCAGTGTTCAATGCTTG